TTACTGATTCTCAAAATTCCCTACGCCAGCTACAGGGAAATATTTGTAAATCGTCTTTACCCCAACCCCAATAACATCTGCAGCCTGCTGTCGGGTAGCTCCATTTGCGAGCATCCGGCGGCAATGTTCCACGATATCAGTCGTCATTACCCGACGCCGCCCTCCAATTCTCCCCTGCTCCCTTGCTGCGGCTAAACCAGCGCGAGTACGTTCGACGATCAACTCTCGTTCCATTTCTGCCAGCGCACTCATGACATGAAAGAAGAAACGGCCTGCAGGGGTCGACGTGTCGATCGAGTCAGTCAGGCTGCGAAAGTTTACGCCGCGCTGCTGTAGCTCCGATACCATGGTTATTAAGTCGCGCACGCTGCGCCCAAGCCGATCCAGCTTCCAGACCACCAGCACATCACCAGGCTTGAGTCTGCGCAACGCACGCTTTAAACCAGGTCGCCTGGCATTTTTCCCGCTGGCCATATCTTCAAAAACAAGCTCACATTCTGCTCGAATCAGTGCGTTTTTCTGTAAATCGAGGTTCTGATCCCCGGTAGACACCCTAGCGTAACCAATCAGCATCACATAACCCTTTGAAATAGCTGATTGTAAAAATCTCCGGACTTTCGCTCAAACCCTCGTTTGGGCGAAGCGTCTTTTTGGAGCAAAAAACATGGCCTTTAATCCGCCGCTGGGAACTACCAACGCCGATGTTTTTATGGGCAACGTTCAACGTCTGGATGAACTAGTTAACGGACAGCCGACGACCGTTCCCGACCGCGCCGGTGATCCGCTTTATTCGTGGCGGGGTATCCATCAGAACCTGATCCCACTGAGTCGCCAGTACATGACGCCTGAGGCTGCGCAGGCTGATATTGCAAACATTATGCAGGGAAGTACAACGTTCATACGCAGCCAGGATAACTATTATCTGGCCTATGAAGTAATGAACGTTAACGGCATCCTGCAACCGACCGGACGTAAACAGGCCTCTCAGGAATTCATTGAGATGGTCCATAATTTTGCGCACGCGACCGATATGCGAACGCGCGGAATAAACACTGTCAGTCGTAAAAAAAGGCCATTGGATATTCTGTCCCGGCAAGGCCGGCGGCTATTCTCAATCAATGAAAATGGTGAGAAAGAGTTACCAGGCAAATCATTTGCTGATTACCTGAATATCTTGCGATCTCTTCTCATCGGAACCTCCTCAATTCGGCGGGCCAGAGCAGGCTATTTATTTAATCTGGTGATTGGAGGATTCAGGGTTCTGGCTGTTCGCGACGACGGCAACGCCACGCTTGAGTATCGCGGTATCCCACTGGAAACCCACCAAGGTCTTTTGCAAAACACGTTTGGCGGTTTTGGGGATTCATTAACGGCGAATGGGCTGGATGGTAATGCTTATAACGCCAGGTCATGGCAGGTATGGGCATCATTGTTCAGCAACGGGCAGCTGCAGTATGTTGGCCAGTGGGCTACCGGCGGTTATACCACTGCCGATATGATCCGCGTCCACTTACAGCCAGCCATTGAAGCAAAGCCCAGATTCATTACCTTCTTGGGTGGGCGTAACGATGTCATTCAGAAAGATGGTGCCGGGAACTTTAAATTCACCATTGCAACGGTCACCAGCAATATTCAGTACATCCTCACTCAGTTCCGTAAGAATGGCATTATCCCGGTGGTGTGTAGCATGGCGGCCCAGAACAACAGCGATCCGGATCTGAAAGCTAGAGAAAACGCGATAAACGCTTTTACCCGCGCGTATGCAATTGAGCAGGGATTTCCGTTCGTTGATATGCGGTCAGTCACTGTTGATCCTGAAACCGACGGCTGGAAGGCGGGCTATAACGGCAAACTTCAGGATGGCTCTCCTGATCCATCACACCCTGCGCCACTCGGTGCTTTTCATATGGGTAAAGCACTGGCGGAAGCGCTGGCACCTTTCATGATGCCGGTTTATCCGCAGATGGCCATCTCCAATCCGGTCACCTCAGGAGGTCCGAATGCCATTATCAACCCACTCTTTCTCGATATCGTGAATGGTCTACCGTCAGGATGGGTTATTGAAAGCGGAACCGTGTCATTAACCACGGATCCTGATGTCGTTGGTAACGTTCTGGTGGTGACTGGCGCCGGGAATACCAGCGCACGCGTGTCACAGACTATCCAGGTTACGCCAGGTGAGCGCCGGAAATTCAGTTTCAGAGTGAAATTTGATGTGGATGAAAACGCGGCAACCGCATGCTTCCTCGAAGCCAACGGAGCCAATATTGCCGGAATTCGCCCCTGGAACCATTCGACGGACGGTTTCAGGACGTTCAGTTATGACGTGGTGATCCCGGAGGGTATGACCGAAATGAAATTGACCATTGTCGCGAATGGAGCCACTACCAGCGTGGGACAGATGGGATTATTAAAACTGGAGGAAGTATGATTCTTGTTTGTGATGGTGTGGTGAATGCCGACGATCTGGAACTGGCCGAGCCTGAAATGATTCTCAACGATAGCGCCAGTATTGCGACTTACGGGATGCAGGATCAGTATGATTCAAGTGGCAACGGGTATGATCTGGTTACTGGCAATGAGTTTACTGAACTGGGGATGCGAACGACTGCAGACAGTGCGCATGGTGCCGATACGGGGATCATTGAAACCGATGAAATGACGTTTGCGCTATGTATCAATATGAGCCAGCCGACTGTGTCGGGCCGTCTGTTCTCCAACTTATTTCCCGGTATCGCCCCGTTTGGTGGTCTGCAGTTGCGAATTGAAGCCGCGGGCACCCTCATTTTACAGGTGGCTACGGGGAATAGTGTTGAGTCGACTGTACAGGTGAGCCACGGTGGCGCCGTGGGTGGATGGACCCGCTTCACCGTTGCGGTATCAAATACAGAAGCGTCTATCACCCGGGCAAGTGGAGATAAACATTCTTCTGATATCACAGTTAGAAAGAAATCGACACTTCCGCTGATCCTGAATGGTGGTCAGAGCCCGGAGCAGAACATGGGACTTCCCGGCTTAATGGGGATATTTGCTGTCTACAATCGCGTGTTGTCCGATGCTGAGCAGACGGATGTTCGTAGTAAAATGAAAACTATCATGGCCATGCGAGGTGTGGTGGTAAATTAATCTCCCGATAAATTATAAATTGATATTACTGCTATGAAATTACCCGGAGTATTCCACCGGGTCTTCAATATTATATTTGTGGCAGGCAAAGAGAACGGATAATTGCCGCCGCAATCGCATACCCTCCAGTATCCGGGTCAGGGTGTAACCCGTCAGCAACCATCCAGGAACGTGCAGAACCATAAGCATAATCAGCAGGGTTAACTCCGAACGAGCTTTGCAGATTCAGGAATGCTACATCCTGCTCCTGGGAGAGTTCGTACATTTTCCGGGCATAGCTAGACATTGGGATAGTATTTCCTCCCGGACGGTTATTTTCTGCAGGACAAATCAGCATAATATCCGTGGTCGGCGACGCTGTGCGGATGCGGTTAATCATCGTCAGGAGGTTTGATTTAAACATCTCCGGAGCAAGTTTGATGCCCTGGTCATTGGTTCCTAACATGATGGTGGCCAGATTCGCTTTCAGGGTTGTAAATGCCGTCTCCCAGCGTGTTTCATCAGCATTCACCCAGTTGTTAGTATGAGAACCACTACCGCCAAGCTTATGCACAATGACACCTGGCGTATCCTTCTGGATGCGTACGCCATACAGCACAACACTGCCTGAAATTACCGTTATCGTTACCGTACCACTCCCCGCAGTTGGCATTGCCGACATTGGGATCATCTGAACTGCAACAGGGTAAGTGGAAAGGTCAATCTCAACGGGGGCCGTCATTCCCGGTGCGTTGTAGCTGATAACACCGCTCCCTCCGCCCGCATACAGCATATACGCAAAGCCCAGACTAAAATCATCCGTCCAGCTTATTGTCGCCCCAACCGTTGCACTGGAGACTGAAGAGATATCCAGCCCAAACCCTGTGTTGTACTGGCAGGCGAAACCCGTTTGCGTGATTTCCGTACCGATAATATCGGTATTGTCGCCGAACTGGTCATAACCGAACGAGCGATACCCAAAACCAATGGGCGGAACGGTGACCGTGGCCGCAGTACCGTTATAGAGATGCCATAACTTCTGCGCACATTTCAGCGCATAACGTACCTGGCCCCGTGTGTAACTGTCACCAATCATCGCCCAGGAGAACTGCACATTTCCGCCATAGGTCAGTTTGTTCAGCCGCATATGGGTTTCACGCAACCGCTCAAGTCCGTATGAGTCAGGAACGGTAGTATCGTCCGGTGCCGCACCACCGCCAGTAACCGGCGTCCCATCTGGCATCGATGACAGCAAGGAGTAGGCAAAGGGTTCATACGCCGTAGACACCTCGCCCGCTTCCATCTGGAACGTATCACTGATAGCAACGGACGTGGTGATCCGCACAAAATAGCAATCGGCAGGAGTGGTAATGACCCGGATATGCTGGCCCGTATCCGACAGAGAGCTGATGAACCCTTTATTCCGGGCATAAAAAGCGACGAATCGGGAGTCAGAGTTAAAGGCGTATTTTGCCCCCGGCGTCACCGGGATAAAATCCGAGTAGTAGTACCGGGAATCAGGTTCATGAATTACCCCCTGCTCATCGATATAGCCAGATTTTCTGGTGTTTTTGTTATATCGATTCTTCCCCGAAACCAGAAGCCCATGCTGAACAAAATCTATGTCCAGATTATCAGCAAGCACCATTTCCCCCGGAACTCTGAGTGCTGAACCATCTGAAGCTACCGGCTCCATCAGGTGCTGGTAATCAGCCCGCGGCGCGAGATAATCACCTTCTGACAGAAACATGGTTTCCATTACATTCTGTGCCAGCGTGATGCGTGCATAGGCAGAATTTTCAGGCGGGGTAAACTCGGTAACCTGTGAAAGCGTGGAGATGTACTGCTTGTCAGCATTGTAAAACGCCACAAACCGTAAGTGAGCACTGGCTTTATATTTCGTGGCAGGCATGACCCGGATATAGTCAGAATAGACATAGCCAGCCCCTGACGCCCCCTGTACTGGATAGATAGATCCCCATTCATTGATGTAACCAAAACTGGCGGCGTTCTTGTTAAACAGGTTTACGCCGGGGCCAAATAATATGGTCTCCTCCGGCTCCTCAGCGAACGTGACCTGTACACCGTCAAATGCATCAGGCGCAACCTGCCGGAACGGCTCAAACTCAGTAGCCAGGCTGTTTTCTTCAATCATTGTCGCCGGAACGACCAGAGTGGGAACCTCAATGCGCATAAATACTGCACCGGATGGAATAACCAGCGCGTTTATGGGTTTGGCGCCATAACCATCAACTGCCTGCACACTGATAAACCGGCCTTTAACATCGTAATACGCTGCCGCCCGCCACTGCTGGTTAGAGCAGTAGCTTTTGGTTGCGTCAATCTTCATATAGCCTGACACCGACATTGACGTGTCGCTGTTATTGGTTATCGTTCCGGTCGATGATAAATGCCGGCCGTCAAATACCAGCGAGGGGTTAAAGAAGTTTTTCCCATGCGCAAAACCCAGCGCGACATATCCATTTGTGGTAGCACCATTAATGACAGGGCTGACGACGGACTCGTAATTCGTGTACGGCATCTGGCCGACGCCAGCGTTTAACTGGAATACATCCAGATTACTGATTAGTACAGAGACAACAACAAACGCAGCACTGGCTGGCGCAGTAAATGACGTCACACTGCTGACATCGGAGAGGTACATGCCATCAGCATCAAAAAATGTCGCAACCCTGGTGTTGATTCGGGTTGTGTACGGGGCATCACCAACAATGCGGATCCGTTCTGAATAACAATAATCCGGGTTTGCCGTCAGTACGCCCGTACCTTCGAACAAATAATATCCAGCGGTAACCGTATTCTTGTTGAAAAGATTAACGCCCGGGTCAATCAGTTCCGGGATGATGGCTTCAACAGTTCGCTGTGATGGCATTTGACGCCCTGTAGGGGTCAGCGTGCCGCCATTATTAATATACTCGTCCGCCAGCGCAGAGCCATCCACGCTGCGAACATAGACGGCGCTCCCGGCAGGGATATTGGCAATATCCGTCTGTGCAGCCTCAAGTGTCATGTACTGCTTACTCAGCGGAATAAGGTTCTGACGAATTTCATCATTCTTCGCCATCATCTGGCGCCAGGAATCGAGAGGTACCCCGCCACGGTCGGGAACCGTTCCTTCCGGACCATTAACCAACTGATCGGCCCGCTTGACGTTATCAAGGAAAATATCAGGGTCTGTTGTCTGCCCGACGGGTGGAACATAGGCCATGTTTTTTGCTCCAAAAAGAGGATTCGCCCAAACGAGGGTTTGAGCGAAAGAAAGTTAATCGGGGGAATTTGTGGTTTTAAGAAACGCTGCCGGGGTATGGCGCGTCGTCGTACTGGTAGAAAATGTCGCTGTACTGTCTGGTCGTCACCAGGCAGGTTCCGTCCGCCTGCGGGGCTATCTCCTCAAAAATGGCATCGTAGACACTTCGCGTTGAGCTGCAGAACACCAGCCGTGGTGGCTCAATGCTCGGATCATCCAGCAAAATTTCATCAAAAGCAGCCTGCCACGGAACGGACAACTGATAATCCCCGACAAAGGTGGCCACCAGCAGCCCGGAGGCAGAACCATCCTGGTAACGCAGAATTGCGCGCGGGTTTTCAAAGGACCAGTCCAGCGGCTCGGAGACGGTAAATACCGTTTGACCGCCAGATGTGGCCATATCCATAACCAAGCTACTTACCGTTTTGTTTCCCGGAATGTCATCCGTCAGCAGAATGCGATCGCCATACTGATAGACCAGCGCATCCAGTTCTGTTGTCGTGTTATGGCCCAGCCGCTGATAGAGGTATTTCATCAGGCGGCGCATGCCGATTTGATAGGCGCGGTTCGGATCAAGCACCCCATCGAGGGTATAACTCTCAATTTTCCTCGGTGTGGGGTTATCCGGAGTCCGGCATTGCACCGTTTCTTCTGACCACGTCGTGCCATTGATATAAGTGACATCCACACCATCGTAATCATCGGCGGACGGCGCCGAGAAGGTGGTCTGTAACTCTTCGGTCATTTCATGCGGGCTGATAATGCCGGACCAGTTCTTAATCCCTTCCCTGCCTACAGATGCGAGCCCGTCACTCAGCAGGAAATATGATTTCCCCGCCGAGGTGATCTTCTGCAGCATTTCCAGTGCGGAGACACTGTCGCCTGTCGCGAAGTCGAAATACTCATTTTTCGGGGTCCAGTAGGTTGCCTCAAGGGTGTTAATGGCTTCGGTGTCCATCGCCAGCCCGAGAGAATTACCGACATGAAACAGCGCACTCGATATCTTACGTGGGGCGCCGGTATCATAAATACGTGTGGCCACAACGTTTACGCGCCGATCAGACTGCGCCGCCAGTTTGCCGCCAGATTCCACCGTCACGGCCATTAACGATACACCGGCATATGATGCCGGGCGGGTCAGTAACCTGCCGCGCAGCGCCTGCCAGTACATAGAGTCCCTGGAGTTTTTACTGCCCTGCTCATTACGCCGCCGGCAGCGAACCTCAACCAATCCCGGCGAGTTGAGCTCTACTCTTTCCGTAAACCCAAGAGCGTTAATGTTCTTCATCCGGTACTGTCCGGTTTTGCTCACCCAGCCAGAACCAGAACCATATACGCGGTACTGAATTTCATAATCAACGTTACGGTAATTCTTGCCACCGGATTTCCCGAAACCGCAAATTCCGCTGGGAAAAGAGAAGTTAACCTCAAAAGCATTTACGACTTCATTATCCGGACAAGCGAGAAACGGTCCCATCCAGCTATTGTTGTCGTTAATCCCGGTCGCCTGGTAATCAATCATCGTCCTGGGTGAGAACCCCGGCCAGGTAGGATCAATACCTCCGTTAATCATGCGCTGTACCGTCGCGGTCGTACCATCTGCTGAGGCAATACGGTATTCATTTCCCCGGTGCGCCAGCGACAGCCGCTGTGTCCCTTCAGGAACGCCGGAAAATGCTGCACCGCTTCCACTACCATAAGCAAGGGTAACATTGGCGGTGATCGCCGGGCTGCCGCCGCTGGATGCGGTACCAGCGGTAAAAACTGGACTATCCCCGAAAACGGAAACCGGAAGTGATGAGGCGGTAATACTGCCGCCCAGCCACGGACTGGACTTCTCAACGATGCGAACTACCCCGCCATCATCCTGCGCGACCAGGTTAGACCCAGCTATCGCTTCATTGATTGCCGCCAGCAGGCCAGACATATTGCCGTAGTTAGCGATCAGCGAAACGGTATAAGTAGTCGCCTGCCAGGTCAGGGTAAACGTCTGGCTGCTGGTCGAAAAATCATAGGTTGTTGGGGCTGCACTGCCGCGCAATGAAGCTGCCGATCCCCCCACGCCCGGAACAGCATCCTGCTTTGGCGTGAACGTAGCGATGAAGAGATCATATTCTGCCCCGTTAATTTCCAGCGTAACGGGCATGCCGGCATAGGGGTTAATCTCAGTCAGCGTGTCACTGAACAGGACGCTGTAACCCGATGAAGACGAAATCAGGTAGTTGGTCGGCGCGATGATAGTCACCAGCGCACCTTCCACCCAGGACTCAGGCAGAGAATCATCGCCATCATCATCGCTCAGCCCGGTGAACGAAACCGACGCTCCCGAAACGGTCATGCTGTCGGCGGTAATATCGGATGAATCCGGTGCCGTCTGCGCCATATCAAGGCCGCTGCCGCTGGACGTTCCGCCCACCTCGGTAGAGTTGAACCAGTTTTCACTGCGGCGATCGCCGGAAACATCCGCTCCCGGCGGATACAGTGTCCAGGAGAATGAATCACCCAGGGCGGAAATAGGCGTCGAACCAATCCTGATATCGCCGTTAGCAAATGCCACATTTCCACGACTCACGCAGATCAACATCTCAACTGTCATTCTGGTTGGGTCATCAGGGTTAAAACGACTGACCGGCTGAACAACATAATCCGGATAAACCCGCGCACGCCCGAACAATTCCCGAATAGGATCGCCAAGTTTTGCTGTATTCGCTTTTGCCGGGTTTAAGTCCAGAGACTTACCCGTAGATGAATCGTAGGCTCCCGTATCGAGGTTATTCATCATGTAGATGGAATAAGCTGCAGCGGCTACCGCTACAACCAGGGCGGCAATGGCAAAGCCTGTCGCGTAAGGGACGGGGTAAATCTTCACGTCAGTATCTGGTAACAGTTCGCACCGCGGCCATTCCTCTGATGCTACGGGCACGCCATCAATCTCAACGCTGATTGGCTGTGGCAGCCCGGGATCATAATTTTCGACATTCCTCTGCATCCACTCATGCAGGGTTATGCGCGCATGCTGATGGCTTTCAAGTGGTCCGCCAGGTAATCGGGAGGGATAAATACTGATCGTCATCGCCAGAATTCCACCTTGATAAATCGCCGTTTAAATTTCCAGACTGGCATAAAAGAAACGTTCGAGCCGGGGTTACATTCCGCTACCTGCAGCAACCCGTTCAGCTCAACAACAATCCCCACATGGGTGACCATTGTTCCCGAATAACACGCCACGCCAGCGCCGACGCATGGTTCACAACGCTCAAGCTTCAACATCAGCTTTCTGGCTTCTTTATCAAGGCCGCCGCCATCTTTGGTCACACCTGCAAAGTCTGGCCATTCGGGTAATCCAAGGTCGCGTCGTATCTCATTTACGATGCCAAAGCAGTCGAGTTGCGGATACACTCTGCCGCCCTTCAGCCAGGTGACCGAAAGGTATTTATCAGGTTCAAACATGGGGAAACCTCAACTCATGTAACGGAGGCCGGGATACTCATTAAGGGTGTAACGGAATCTCGGCCAGGCGGTATCGAGAACGTTCATATAGCCGGCTGTGATTTGTGCCTGCAGCGCTGTCCAGGATCCCGATTTGATAGCGAGCGTATACGGCACGGTAGCCGGAGCGTTAAGGTCCGTTGAAACATATTGCCTGTAAGTCATAGAGCCATCTTGCCTCGCTGCCAGGGCATCACGAATCGCTGTACTCGCCTCCCCTTTTATGTTGCTGACAGCGAACTTCAAATCCTGTGTACCGTCGCTGTTTCTGGCCGGGATGGCGATATCGATAGCTGCGGCTGAAAAGGTTATAACAGCGCCATTTTCGGTCGTCGCTGTAATATCGTCGTAGCCCTTGCAGAAATAATGCACCGTCGAACCGATATTGATTTGCAGCGTTTCAATGATGACTTCCGATCCGCTACTGGCATAAAGCCGGTTAAGCACCGTCATGCTTTGGCCACTCCCTGTTTAATGTGATATCAAGCAGTGAACTACCTGCTATCCACTCGGGGTAGTTACCCCACGGCGGAGGCAATAGTGGACGCTCCCATAACTCCAGCGTCGCCGAATACCGCCAGTAGATGGGAGCCACCAGCACTGGCCCCTGATAGATATCCGTAAAACGACATTTGTAGAATTTTATGCCTGCGGGGGTTTGCAACTTCATCATGAACCAGGCCGCACCATCAGAGAGCGCATCGCGGTACCACGATTCAAACGTTAGCCCCTGAACATCGCTCTCCATAAACCAGGATACAGTCGCTTCCGTGGGAGTCGAGGTATACGCCCTGCGTTGTCTCGCCCAGCCTGTGGTGAGTTGAGTTCGTTTCAAAGGGCTGACTGGCTGGAATCCATAGCCTTCTTGTAAAGGCATAGGGAGATAGTCATGCGGATAAAATATTTCAGCCATTACCCTGTTCTCCGTCCAGTGTTATACCCCCCAGTTAATGCCTTGTGCACTTGGCCAACCCCTTTTGCCAGATCGTTAGCAACCTGCTGGTAACCTTGTTTTGCTCCTTCACGAGTAGCCTGCTGTACAAGCAGCACAGTCGCGTCAGAAGGATTTCCATTGATGGTTATTGGAGGAACCGTGACTGTGGGGCGGATGATGGTCGTTTGCTGGCTGTTGCTAACGTTCTGAACGCCAGTCCCAAACCCCGAACGCCCCAATGTGGCATCAAGTGGCTTGCCGTTCCGTAACGCCTCAAGTTGTGACACGCCGATTCGATTTGTAGACTCCTGGTCGAAAACGTACTCCCCTTTATGAACAATACCCGCTGGCTGATACTTTCCGCCTGAGCCAGTATATCCACCAGAAGCAAAGCCGACGGCGGCAGCACTGGAGATGCTGGACGTTATTGTAGCCATGAGGCCTGCAACAGTAGCCATTGCTGCTAAGTTGTATGGGAATGGCTGGCTTGAAAGCGCCTGCGCCATTGCCATTGGCAATTGAACAGCCGCCTGAGCAAGCGCAAAAGCTTTTTGCGTAACAAATGCCGCTTTATACATTACAGATTGCTCGCCGAACATCGCCCCCATCGAATCGGTGATACTGGAGAAAGAATTTTGCGCTGATTGCATCTGTGCGGCATAAACTGCGGTGCTTAGTGCTTGCTGGTTCTGTTGTCCTTGCTGTTGGAGAGCCAGCAATTGCTGCTGCTTCTGCTGCTCATTCAGTAAAGTACTTTGTGTGATCGCCTGCTGCTGCTGGTTCAGCCAGGAAGCATAATCAGTCTGGGCTTGCTTCAGCTTTTCGATAACCTCAAGCTGCGGCTCTATTTGCAGCCCTATCATGTTCAATCCCTGCCCTGACAGGTCACTATTGGTTGCTCCAGACGTCAGCGTACCACCGGCCTTGTTCACACCTGATATAACGGAATCAGGCAGCACTGATTTACCAATCAGGTCGCTCGCCTGCTTCCCAGCAGCCTCCGGCGTCAGTTTCTTCAGCTCAACCATCTTCTGAAGAATTTCGAGGCGTTTTTGCAACGTCTCATTTTGGCGCAATTCCTTTGGTGCAATTTGCTCCTGCATTTTCCGGTAGTCATCCAGCGTTTTAACTGAACTCTGCAAAGCCTCCTGCTGCTTATAGGCCTGCAATACTTCGTCAGAACGGGAAAGAATCGACTTCTGGTCGGCGGTTAGTTGCGTTTTAGATTTGAGGTCAGCGATCTGCTGTTCGAACTTAACCCGTGCCTGCGTAGCGCTATTAAGTTTATCGCTGGCATCCAACTGGGACTGCATCGCGGCAGTCTGCTGGTGTATCTGGTCAAGAAGCCGAGTTGCTGCGTCCTCTGCGTACGCTTTTCCTTGAGGCGTCTTCGAGATCTTTGGTGCTTTTGGATCTTTATACATCTCGTTAATACGAGAAACATTTTTAGCGTACTGGTCTGCCGTGATAGCGCCAGCCTTCAAGAACTCACTCTGCTGCTTAATAGCTTTATTTCGCTTATCAGCATTGCTCAAGTATTGAAGGTTAACTCGATCCGCTTCCTGCTGAGTTTTAATGCGCTTTTGTTCTGCTTTGTCATGATCTGACAAAATATCATTTAGCGTATCTTCCGCTGTAATTTGCGACTGAATAGCATCCCGTTGTTTGAGCATCTCCGGAAGGTTACTAAACCGAGCATTTAACCCGTTCCAAAAACCCCCATCCGCCTGACCTTTCTGCGCCTCGGCAATGTTTTCATTTAAGGTACTTAACTTGACTTGTAGGGTCTGCTCGCGCCCAATGTTGAGCATCGCATCCCATGCACCTTTAGCTGCTTTCCCCAGCGAGTCCCAGGCACTTTCAAGAAGGCCTAGATTCTGATGAATATCATTTGCACGCTGCTGCATGGTATTGGCGTACGCATCGGTCGCTACGCGTGCCGCCTCTTGCTGATTCCCTTCATCCTGCAAGGCCTTAATCTGGTTGTAGGTTGCCAGAGTTAAAAAATGGTATTGGTCGTTTAGTTTAGTAATGGCCGCAACCGGATCAGCTGCAATATCGTTGAAGTCACTCACAAGTTTTTCAGTGGCTATTCCTGTCGCGTCACTGATTTTTATGACTGCAGTTGTTACACGCTCCAGTGAATCGCCTGCGACTTTTCCAGATGAAACTAAATGATTTAACGTTGAAGCGGCTTTCCCGGTGGTTGAATCAGCAACAGCTCCTGCACGAGCAGCCATATCAGCAAGTTGACCGGATGTTTTCCCTACCTGATTACCAGTTAATACGAGGGATTTATAAAATTCGTCCTGCTCTTGAGCGCCTTTATAGTAAGCAAGACCAAGAACACCAACAGCTGCGGCAGTAATCGTAAAAGGGTTAACCAACCCCATAACATAGGTACCAACTCCCTTAATAGCTGGCCCAATACCGCCAAACATATCTTTTAACTGCCCACCCTGCTGCATAAGCACCATAAAAGGGGATTGGCCTGTAGAAAGTCCGACTACGATATCCGTCATCTGAGCGGGAATCATGCGCATTGCAAAAGCTGTCTGGGCAGCAGACTGCCCAGTTTTTTTCAAGTCGTCACGAAAGCCGGTTAATTTGTTACGAGTCTCTTCAATTCGCTTTGAATAAAGCTCAAATGTATCTGTATCTACCATCCCTTTCGATTTGAACTTCGCCAAATCCTGTTGTTGTTTGTCCAACTTATTCAGGGCAGCATTCACCGGGTCAATACGATCGAGAAGTTCAGATAGAGCCTGCTTTTCTTCGTCCGTAGCCTTTGTCACCTTGCCAGCGCTCGAAGCAGCACGGTCTCCAGCCTGAGTCATTTTTACCAGTGCAGTTGCGAGATTATCGGCCTGTTTCTCTGCTCCGGAGCTATCAATAACAATGGCAAGGCGGGAGGTTTGTTCTGTCATTTAGCGATCTCCGGGCAATAAAAAACCCGCTGATTAAGCGGGTTAAGAATAGTTTAAGAAGTGATAATCAGTGAAGGTTATCTTCTTTATTGCAAGGCATTGCATTACACCGCTTAGCTATAGCTAAGTCAGCCCCCTGTCGGATGCATGGTTCATTGCCTAGCTTTTTTATCTTGCTCATACTCGGATGCTATATGATCGTAAGTAATCTTGGCATTGAGGCATTGCCTGGAGGTGTCACCGTCCCTAAGGCATTCGCCATGATATCTAGCAATATTCGATGTCATACTAATTGCTGATATGAATATAGACTCACACGCCTTATTTCCATTACACGCTTGAGATTTCATGCTATCCAAAAGCCGCACTTCCTCAATCTGAGCAAAAGAATATGTACAAAAAAAGGATAATACCAATCCTACAAAAATTGCTTTCATACCCCTACCCATCAGTTAAAAAGCCACCCGGAGGTGGCTTAATAAATCAGCTTGCGTTCTCGCAACCCGGCAGACTGCGGTCAATCACAAGGTTGCCTTCAACACGCAGACCTATTTTACCAAACAGGAAAGCATGGTTTAGCTGAGTGACAACTACGTCTGACAGACCAACAGCACAACGATCTTTTTCAATCGCGCGGTCTGCTGCAGTTTTCACGTTAGGGATCCCAGTAGGGAAGATGATGACCGGGTAGCTATCTTCAGCAGTAACTCGTTTACCTTTGTAGAACTTGCCCCCGTTAAGGTTGTAGTTTTTGGTACTTGCTACAGTTAAGTCTGCAACACGCACAGTACAACCCGAAAGTAACAGCGCTCCAAGCGCCAATGCGATGACTTTTTTCATTTTATATTTCCTTTGATTGCAATCGGAAACATCCTAACACATGAGTTATGCATCGCAATGCTACAATTATTTAGCGTTTTTCCTGTCGTTTCTGCTCCGCTGCCCACTCGTCACGCCACGCATCGTCGAGCGCCAGGATAGCGGCGTCAAACTCGGTGCGGTCAATCAGGATGGTGCGCGATGCCAGATATAGCTCAATATCATTCAGGGATAATGGGAGCGGTACTCCGGCCATGCCAGCATATTTCCTGCTGCGCGATATCATGGCATAGGCATTGAGGATCTCCCCTGTTACTTCATCAATTTCTGGCTCAGGAATCGGTGGAAGGTTCAGTTGCTCCCGGCGCCATTTAGCCTTATCTCCCCTTTCGCCCCCGAACTCCTTTAGCCACGCCTGCGCCTCTAGGGCTTTTTTACGGTTTCCTGAGTCTGCTGCTCCTTACCCTGAGCTATGTTTGCAGCCTCTGCCAGAATCAGCCAATACAACGCGGGGTTCTGCTTCAGTAACGCGACGCCAAGTTCGGGCGTATACGCTACAGCCTTCTCAATACCATCCACCAGCTCACCTACTCCCTCCCAGTCTTTCAAAAGAAAGCGCGCGCAGTTATCGATGAGCAGATCATCAATTGAGTCAATTTCACCCACGCTGGCGAGATCGAACGCGTCGGTACCGACCTGATAGCTCGCGTCCATTTTGTCGATATGGCGCCGCACCAGCGCATTGCGTGAGCGGTACTGTGGATTCTCGCTGCTGGTCACCAGCAGGCGGAGTTTAAACAGTGCTTCTTCTTCAGGTGTGAATTTCTTTTTACGGCCATCAGGCTTTTTAAAAGGGAAAAACCAACGCTCGCCACTCAGATCAAGTCGAGAAGAAATAATCAGCATACAGACTCCATAAAAAGCCCGAACCGCGATGTTCTGCGGAACGGGTCAGGGAAATTAAGGTGCGGTGACAGTGATTTCAGAGGTTGCCGTAAAGGTGCGAGCCTTCCCGGTGATCGTGGCGTTCCCGGCAGCATTGCGGGTCACTTTCGCCGTTTTTTGCCCGATAGAAACTACGCTGGCAATCGCAGGATCCGATGACGTCCACTGGACGATATCTGTTGAATCAGCAGGCGTAAGCGTGGCGGTTAATGTCACCGTAGAGCCGACTGCGCCATTTGAAGTTGCTGGTGCAACACTGATTGCCGTCGCCGGTACTTTTGGCGCGCGGGTAATGGTTGGCGGCGTATTGGCGGCCGTGATATCTAGCTGAACCTGTACGATGTCAGTATTCCCGGCGTCCGGCCAGTCGCCAGAAATCTGCACTTCAGGGAAGCTGAAGGTATAAGCGCCTTCGGCGTTCTCCAGCGTGAAGGTAAACGGCACCGTTTCGCCGGTGAAGGTTTTTTTATAAATCTCCCAGGCCGCCTTGGACCATGACAGCGTGATCTGACCTGACGGTGTAAAGGTCGTCGGAATGTTTGCGCCAGCAAATGCTGAGCCGGTACCGATACAACGCTGAGTCTGCATGTTGTTATCAAACTGGATATTAAACGTATCCACACAGAAGTCGGCACCACCCGCCACCCCGTTCAGACTCAGGCCTGTCACTTCCTTAAACGAATAGCGCAGCGCGCCAGCACCATCCACCGGGTTAGTAAAATAGCTGGTATCGTCGGCTTTGGTTTCCCAGTCAAGCCCGGCGAAGGTAATGGTCGCAGTGATGTCGCCATCATTCGGGATTTCAATCTGGAAAGTGGCGACCTGGCAACCGCGGGCAATCTGTGCGATCCCTACGTCATCAGCGTATGAAGAAACTGAAAAAGTAATGCGGTTGTTGCCCATCGCCAGCACATTATCGAGCCAATCCGCTCCGAAACAGCTCGCCAGAAAATCATCATGCTGATTCCAGCGAAATTTGGTGCCGACATCACCGCCGACATCAATCGTGCCACGGGAAACGCCCTGCGCCATACGGTCACCGCCGATTTCATCGTTATCGTTGGTGTTCTGCGTTGGCATCAGCCCGAACGATGAACGGCGTAACAGGTTCCAGACACCAGCAGAGGGTGTCTCTCCCGGTGTGGTTTCGCGAATAAACGCGGTTACTACTTTTGCGCCTGAACTCACAGGAGCCTCCTGTTGATTGTGCGCTACAGAGCGCGATAAGGGATTTGAAGATTGAGCTGAGACCAGCCATCGGTTTCACCTGCCGGGATGGCGGATACGGCGAAGTAACTCAGTGCTCCGTCGTCCTGAAACTCGAAGAGCTGCGTTAATTTGTCGGCGGCCTGAGTCAGCTGCAGAGTGCCTGAACCAACGGGGACGAAAAGCTGGATGATGAGAACCCCTGTTCGGTGGACAGTCGGCCCCGCTCCAATTTCGTTAGCACCTGCTTGTCCGGGTATGTCAGTAAGACGAGCCCAGATTTTTCGACCGCTGGGATCGAATACAGGACCGTTTGGGTAGTCCACCGCATCCTGGGCAATAGCGGTCTGCGTCGTCATTCGTCTGATGACAACGTTTCTTATTTCTGTGAGGGTCATTTGTAGGCCTGAATCACACCATTAAAGGAGACGGCATAGACGCCTGTCGGCGCTTGCGTAGAGTGGCCATTCTCCAGCGGTACGGAGTAAGGGAGGTTTGACTGAATGTAAATCACCGAGTAGGCCGGCGCCTGATTGATGATATTTTTCCCGTTGAGGAATGTCATCGTTCCCCGCGGGTCAGGCTCTGATGGTATTGAATGATCTGGTTCTCCAATACTGACAAAGTGTGACGCCCGGAAAGTTCCTGCGCGATACTCAGCCGGACGCCGGATATCCATGCCATCGTTAACACGTGCTTTCTTTCTGAGACGGCCTGTCTTTGTCAGGTTGGGAGGATCGGCATAAAGAGATTCGTTCCACTCACCTACCGCTTTGTTGTACTGCACCGCAGTGGCGTTGATAGCCCATAACTCCGGGTTACCTACAGGCGATCGCTGGACGATTTCATTCAGCAGCTGAATGGCGATGGTTCTTTGCCGTAACCTGACGTCGTCCTCCACCAGCCCGGCGAATGCCGCCGGGTCAATGTTCCAGCCCTTAGCCATATCACGCCCTCCGCAGTTGAATGGAGTACGCAGCACCAGCAGAGTCTGCAGAAGCGGTAATGACCTCGTAGCGCTGGAGTACGCCAGTGATCGGGTCAGGTGCCGTGATGATGTGCTCAACCTCTGGCTTGTCGGTGACCTCATTAACGAGGGCTGTGAGTTTCACATCACCATGAAGGATGTTAACACCATCGATGCGGCGGAGTTTATAGCGCGCCAGCACTCCGCGCCCCGAGTAAGTCACCTGCGTTTCAGTGCCGGTTTCCGTAACCGGGTCCCAGTCACCTCGTACGGTGTATGTTCCAGTGAAATCCTTAACAGCATCCTTCAGGTCGGTATCGAATGCCGCAGCGACTTCGGTTTGCAGTTCGTCACGAATTCCCATTGCACCCACCACTACGCTGCTGAGGTTTAACGATCACCGTACCGTGGAGTTTTCGGGTATAAATTGCGCCGCTGCGCTTAACCCGCAGCGGGAGCGGAGCAAACTCAACAACGCCCTTTGCCGGGTTTGCGTAAACGACATGTCTGATCGGGTTTCCATTCACAAACACATCGCGAGGACCGAGCCCGTCACCGGCATAATGCACATCCGGATTTTGCATGTTACCCCCTCACCAGCCGCACCTGCGACTGATTAACACCGTATGGCTTAAGCATGGCCAGAGCCAGCTGCAGGTCAGAATCAAGCAATGCAGAGCTGTTGGTAGCAAGTTCTGAGAAGGTTTTGGAAACAGAAACGTCGTCAGCGTCAACGGCCTTACTCAGCAATATCCCCGAGTCAGTTTTCTGCTGATACAGCCCGCCATTTGCCGCCGCCAGCGCCGCATAGGCGCCAGCCTGTTTTACATCGTCAGGAATGATGGTTTCGTGAGTTGCCTTATCGCACGGCATTTTCAGGTTAAGTCCATTCATCCAGGTATTAGCCATCAGCACAGATTTGGCTTTTTTGCTTTCATCCGCCCAGGTGGCACCGAGTATCGAATTGACATCTTCAACGGTGACGAAAGTGATCATGCATCACTCCATTTCTTTCCAGCCGTGCGCCTTCCAGTTCTCCACTTCATCAGGGTGAACGTTGGCTGTATTAGGAGCGCCGGGGAATGCCGGGAAATCGGTAATCATCGCCACCAGCTGCAGTTCCTGCTGTGCAGGAGTATTGGCATCAACCTGCACGGTCGCAAGTTTTGCTGCAGCACGTTCAGCACGCTGCTCTTTGGTTAATCCGGCCATAAGCCCTCCACTAAAAAAAGGGGCCGAAGCCCCCGATAATTAACCCAACAGCAGAACCGAGTGCTCAGTTTTCACTGCCGCTACGCCCCAAGACAGGCCAACTTCGTAGCGCACCTGACGGTATTGACGGTACAGCGCCACCTGATAAGTGATGCCTGACACCGGGTCAGTAACGTTCATGACGTCATCCGCAGTATCACCGCCCTGCGGCATTGCCGGGGTACGCGCAGCCAGCAGGAACGCGTTACGGTCGAATGCCATGTTTGCGGTATATCCACCTACGGTAGTAATCGCGGAGTTATCCGCCAGCGCCTGACGCAAGCCCGGTGCTGCCAGGGTAATAGTGGTAGCAGTAGCTGCAGCAACGAGGTATTTGTTGCTATCACCATCAAACGTCACAATATCACCTGCCGTGAAAGAACCCGTGCCGGTATCAATCGCGATCAGGATATCACCCTCCGATTTTGCACCATTTACCAGATAATCAGTGGCAGCCGATGCCGCGCGTTTCTTAACATGCGCGGATTCATGGATGTTGAATCCTTCCAGTCGCCCCACGATACCCTCACGCAGCAGCGCATCGGTACCAGACTCGTTCACCTTGAACAGAACTGACTGTTTACCACGGAGGTTAGCAATCGCAGAGGAACCAAGGACCATCTGCAAATCGGTAGTCGGGGAGCCGTTATCGGACAATACCTGGCGCGCATTTGCCGCATCCGACAGATCGCCAGCAATCCCGAATGGAGTAGTACCAGCCGTACCGACAGCGCGGGAGGAAGCGAAATACAAAGCCGCGAGATCCGAGTCCATCTCATTTGCCAGCGCACGGAACGCTTGCTTGAACTGATCCGCCAGGATGGTGTTGTAAGTACCGGCCGGACCAAGGGCCAATTGCTCTTCGCCGTTCCATTTGACCGGGGCCATTTTGGATTTGGTGATTTTGACATCAACGGTACCGATCGTCTGGTCGCCATCATTTGGTGCAGTAGCCCCCGGCGTAATATCAACTGTGGTTGCCGGTGGAGCAACTGGCGCAGTAACAGTCTGATCCTTCGCCGCCGCATCAGCTTTCGCATTGCGCGATACAGCCGGGATAAAACCGACCTGTTCGCGGGATACGGTATCCAGAGCCGTAAAGATAGTCGGGATCAACCCGGTAAGCGTATTAGCCATGTGTTTGGATTCCTTGGAGATTAAAATATAGGGTTGGTTGAGCTATCCAGCTCCGGCACCAGCTGCCATCCGGCGGCTGGCAAAGAATTAATCGACGATGGTGATACCGTCTTTGAGAGTTGATTGCTGATCTGTCGGGCTCAAACTGGTAAACGCATCGCGTTTCATCGTTTTCTGCCCGAGTGAATGCTGAGACTGGCGAGAGCCGCCGCCCTGGTTGCCGCTGGCCTTCAGAATGTGGTCTTTCTGAGGGTATTGCTCCACCAGGAATTCCAGCGCCTCATCGAAGGCCGCCAGTTCGCCCGGCTTTGAGCGTGAATAAATTTTGTTGCCTGAACCGTCATAGGCAACGACTTTACCATCCTCGACTTTGAAGGACTGACCGAAACGCGCCTGAAGCATATCTGCTGGGATTGCCACTTTATCTGCGATGAATTTCGAGCCAGAGAACCGGCTGCCGATCATTTCCTTATAAAGCTGGCCTTCAAGGGTCGTCGCACGCTGAGTAGCTTCATCAAGCTGGGACTGGAAGGATTTGGTGATATCCGCTTTAACTTGATCAACGGCACCCGCGTCGATCAGTTTTTTCTGGTCTATTTTAGTCATCATCTCCAGCGCTTCGAGTGCTTTCGCCGGATCACCGATTTTGGCAAACTTAGCCAGACTGGCTTCAGCTGCTTCTTTGGCTTCACGATGAGATTTCGCCTCGCCATTCAGAGAGGAGATTTTCCCAACGGCCTGCACAGCATCAAAACCAACTTCCTGGCCGTCATCGTGGACATAGACGGGTAAACCGCTCGCATCGACTTCTGCATAACTTTTGCCGTTAACTTCGACTGTTTTCAGTTTCATGTGGTTACCTTTTCGGGGTCATCCGACCGTTGCACCGCTCACCATCCGGATCACGGCAATAAAAAAGGCCGCCCGGAGGCAGCCTGATTGAAGACTTAAAAAGCTTTAAAGTCTGGCGTTGCTGAACGCCTGAGCATCCAGGTTACGCAGTTGCTCCAGAGTCAGCCATTCGCCCTTGTCGTTGTAGAAGTCATCGGGCGACATGCCGCCGTCACGAATCAGTCGGGCCCGAGTTACGCCAACGATCTGGGACTGGCGAGTGAACGACTGGCGCGAGAACCAGCCCTGATAATCGGTATCCGAAGGCACCTGCCCGTCCATGCTGGCACGTGAGCTATCGGATATTTGCCCTACAGCAATACCCAGCTCATCAGACGATTTCAGGATGTAGGTTTCGACGCTGCGACAGCAGAAATGGATTTTCCCGGGTCCCTGCAGATACGGCACCTTATGGCCGATCGGCTTGTTATCCAGTGTGTACTTGAGGCGGTCGCGAATCCGACAGTCTTTTGATGTACGGTTATCCAAAGTGGATAACCACTGTTTACCCTTCAAAATGTCATCGTTCGCATCTGCAAAGCTTTTCCTGGCCGTCGAAGCAAGATGCCCCACAGCCGTTTTTACAATACTGCCGGCATTGGAGCGGCTCATCTGCAGCGCGCCATCCTGATAGCCACGGTTAGCATGACCACGGACCTTTCTGACGATTTGCTCATGCGTATCGCCCAGGAGAAAACCCTGCCGCACTGTATTGGATATTCTTGCCATCCTGTCAGCTTCAAGGTTATCTGCCCACTCCGAAAGCAGGCGCCCCTGAAACGGCTGTGCCATCGCAGTTGCATAAACGGCATCCGGTGAAATGCCCACCAGTGGATGAAGCGATAGAACATCATCGGGGATCGCAAACTGGAACAGGCTCAGCTGAAAGCCTGCTTCGTACTGAGCGAGTTGCTGCAGCTCATCAGATAGTCCCGCGTACATTGACTGCACAGCCTCGCGATTGAGAGCTCTGACACTAACGAGCAGCGCTTCCAGTCGCGACACGGTAAAGCTTTCAGCATCCAGGCTATCCATCGCCACCAGCAATCTGGCTGTCAGTTCCGCATCGCTGTCATTCAGGATTTTTATCATTCTGTTTGCAACGCTGGTGCTGTACCGCGCTACCCATATCGCATGCGCTATCGATTCATCCTGAAGCTTGTCATTCGCCGTTGCCATTTGCACCCCCCTGGTTACTCAGCCCGCCGGCAAGCGTGATCTGCTGATTCCGCAACTCGTCGATTACCTCTTCGGGCTTCGCGTCCGGATCGATAAATTTGAGGGCCTGCAAAACGCGAACAGCATCAACCTGACGTATATCCCCCCCTGACGGAGCGACTGAACAGCCGTTGCAGCTGCGGCATCAAACGTCTGGGCTGAAACGTCCAGTTCGGTGCGTACATCGACATTGCCGCCTTCTTTCTCGCCCAGCCATTCCGCCATAATCTGCAGGATATTATCGAGCGCATCCTCAAGCGAGCTTGCCATGGTGTAGAGAGGTGAATTCTCCTGCATCCGCTCTTCGTGAGTCTGGTCTAAGGATTTAGTCGATGTGTTTTCCGCGCGCAGCAATTTTGCGCCGGCCTGACGCATCTGTTTTTCCAGATCCTCAAGGGAAATCTTACCGGCTTCAATCGCAGCCCCGGTATGCTCGACATATTCCAGTCCCTGCCGCTGGCGGTCATCGAAACGAGTCGCAGAGGAAGAACCTATCGTCAACGTTTCGCCATCAGCCAGACCGTAAGCCACCAGCAACGGCACACGAGCGACATGCAGGATGTTGTCCTGTTCACTCTGACTCTGCCAGTGCTTGATATTCAGTAAAGCGAGATTAAGCAGTGGCGGTGAACCGCGCATAAAGCCTGTTCGCTTCGTGTAAAGCGTCACCAGGGGAATATCATCGCGACTGGTTTCCCACTCGTCGTGAATCTGCCACTGGCTTTCACCATTTTCACCTTTATTTCGGCGATAAATTTCAACCTTACCCGGCATGATATGGCGTATTTGCTCAACTTTCGTTTGCCCGTAATCATCGCCATCAATAATGATGACCTCTCTGATACGCAGATCGGTCAGCACCACTTTCCCTTTAACCACTTTCGATTTCCAGCCGATGACCTGGCGAGGATTTAACATCGTGGCATACGGGCGGGATCCCGCGGCTTTTTCGTCGGCTTTAGTTTTTACTGCCTCCGGGTCAATTTTCGGGAAGTCCACCAGCGCATGTACCAGACCATACTGGAATCCGATGCTGAAAAATTGCTGTGCCCAGACATCGAGCCGGTTTCCTTCCATATCAATATCTGGCGACAACTCTCGTATTTGTTCAGGAGAGTCCTCACTCAATACCGTCGGCTCAGCAAACACTCGCCCGATGTTTTGTTTAATGGCCTCTTCATAGGCAGGTAGTAACGTTGCCGAAGCTAAACGCTCCTTATAGCTTTCAGGATCTTCGTTCGGCCATTTCGGGAGATACTTCTTGCCCTGCCGGCGCATTTCCAGCGTGCCGCCCATCAGCGCATCATTAATATCCCATGCCTCAACCATATCGTTATAGTCGAGGTTGGGCGTTGAAATATCAGGCATGTTTTTACATCCGCAGTTGGGTGACTTTTCCGGTTGGTTTGATGATCGGGAATTGCTTCACAATGAAATACCCGCCGGCATCGTTAGGGTGATCGTTATCCGCCGTTTTATCCGGCTCACCGTTCTCGGCCCAGACCTGTTGTTCGAGCGATTCTGCGTACACCGGGCAGCGCTGTACGTTCACCTTGTAGCGACGTTCGCCGTTGCCATTGCAGAACATGGCATTCATCGAGTTGATGCGGTCTTTCACTGGTGGGTTTGATGCATTAACAACCACATTGAAGCCAGCCTGCTTAAGCTGGGCGATATCAGTGGCGCTGGCATTGCTGGATTTACGAGAATCACCGGAAGCATCCGGATAGATATAGATTTCACGCACCTTGCGATAATCTTTGCCGTCGTACAGCCAGAACCGTTCTTTGATGATGCGAATCATGTCAGGGGTATCGTAAGCCTTCACGATTTCATTCACCGCAAACGGAAGCCCCAGACGTAACACGTGAACAATCCCGGCCATCTTCCCGACGTTAAAGTCCATACCAATATACAGAGGCTCGCCGGGCTGCTCCTCTTCCCGGCAGTTATTCAGCTTACGATCGAACTGATGGTAAATCGTCCCGCTGGTCAGGTTGGTGAACTGGCCACGCAGATAAGCCTTTATCAGTTCCGGCGGGTATGACTCCATCAATGACGGGATGTAGTCCGCCGGCAAGTTCTTTTCGTTGTCGAACGTCGAGGCCTGAACCAGTCCGTACAGCGTTGAGAGAGAGGGTTTATCACGCACAGCCTTTGCGAACTGCTGATAAACGAATTTAAACCCTTCCGGCGTCGTGGTGACGTCTATTCCGTTACGCAGGCCGGGCACCTTGTAACGCATACGCGCGATGATTTTTCGCCAGGCTAATTGCGCCTTTTGCGCGGGCATCACGTCCAGCTCATCAATCAGCGCGTTACCAATTTTAAAACCAACGATGGTTTGTGGTTTCTCCATCGAGCGGCAGATCGTGGTTCCGCGATACTGGCGCCCGGCGTAGAAGTGAACCTCTTTGTTCCCCTCGCTGATTTTGACATTCAGCCCCCAGTCATTGGCTACTTCCTCAACGGTGGGATAAAAGATGTCACGGATCTGCGGATACGTAGGGGCAAAGTAACCCTGGTTGATTTTTGGGTGTTCCCACATTCCTTTGCAGATGCCGCCGCAACCGACCCATGTTTTGCCAGAACCGAAGCCGGCGACATAGGCCTTAAACTTGTACTGCATCGCAAGGAATTTGGCCTGAGGAACGTTAAGCGTCGGTGCTATCGCCATCCTCTTCCCTCACTCGCGCATCGACTACGTTGATATTGATCGCAACTGGCGTTGGTTCGTCATCTTCCGGGTCAGCGGCCAGTTCTTTGCGAAGTTTGTCGATCTCCAGCTGCCGGCGCTCAATTTCTATCTGCTGCAGGCGCTGGGCGAATTCACTATCAGCCAGGCCGAGACGCTTCATCACCGCCTCGAACATTCGCTCGCGGCTGATCGCGGTTATCTCCACACCGTTCTTTCCGAGCTTCACGCCGGAATAGGCAAGCGCTGCATCAGGCGCCAGCTTGCGCGTATCAGCGAAGAAAGGCTGGCCGATACCATCCCCATTGCAGCGAGGACATTCCGGGTTAGGTGCGCTAGTGTGGTCGTAGCCGTATCCCCCATCATCCAAAGGTTCCCGACGTTTACGCTCAAGTGCTTCGAGGCGCTTCTCTTCGTACTCTACGGCATCGCGCCACTGATACTGATGACCGAAGCCCCAGCAGTAACGGCAGCTACCGCGGCGATACTGAGAAAGCTGGTTGGCGTCGAAAGTTGCCAGCCGCCACATCTGCTCAAGCACTTCATCAGCACTTCCCAGCGTGCGCACAATGGATGCTTTCTGCTGCTGCGCAATGGCCTGCGTAACGTTAGGATTCGTTAGAAGCTGACGGCCATAGTTTGGGTCGCTATAACCCGCTCGCTCTGCGGCGGCAGTGGCGTTATTGTCCTTGAGGTATTCGGCAATGAAGCGCTTTACCTTTGGACTCAGTTTGCTATCCACCAGCTCTTCTGCGCACTTTTCCTTTTGCGCAGTGCGCAATTTCTTCTGCGCAGGTTTTTGCGCAGTTTGCGCAGTGGGTTTCTTGATATATCGGCGGGCAGTAGCGTAATTCAGTCCCTGCGCTTCACACCAATCCTTCGGTGATACGCCGGTTGCGGCATGATCGGACAGGAACCGTTGCTGAAGCTCGCCCCAGTCCGGCTTTGCCATGGATTACTCCAATAAAAAAAGCCACCAGCGAACGCCTGTGGCCTGTGTGGGTTGTGGTGTACATATTGGCTCGGGTGTGCCTCTCTCTGTAGGGTAGCCATCGTGATAGTTGCGTTCTATCTCCTGCTTCTTTGACGATTAACAAGTACACCACAAATCGTCATTATCACATGCACTCATAGAATGCCTGCTGTAACGACTTAACTGGACTGCTCCGTGACTGTATCAAACAGTGCCAGCGCTTCGGTTGCTTCCTGAATAGCCTTTCGGGTTTTCGAGACAATCTCACTTTCCGTGTAAACACGATCGAAAGAGTCTGCAAAGAGCTCTGCTTTGAGATAGCTATCGCCAACCCAATCAATGGCCAGCTTAGCCGCGGCAGTGTCGTAGTTAACTTTCTTGATGATATCTAGGCGGATTTGTTCGGATGCGGTGATCTCTGACATGTCTTACCTCTGTGCGATGTGGGGCATTATCGAGGTCACTCTGAGAATGGCCTCTGTGATGCATTCGCATTTATCCTTGCCACGTATACAAGCAGAGCGGTTACCTACAGGATACTTGTTGCGCACAATAAAAAAGGCCGCATAAAGATGCGACCTTTGGTTAATACCAGTTAGAAAACTAAAATCTCTAAGGAGCCACCCGGGTGAGACTTTTCTGCTTAATAACTGACCTCTGCCATTTCGGTGTTAGCTGGCAGTAGTTACGAGATGATAGCTTCATTTTGGCTATCGATATCATTTAATTACTGAAAAAGCCCTTTATATTAATTATTCACTACTATCCAGAACATTGAACCAGAACAAAAGATGTATATGCTGTTCTTTTGATACCAATGATCAATTCGCTCCAACCAAGTGGGTTGCTAACAAATTACTCGAGGGTTCCTTAGACAGTGACCCATATATTTAAATGCTCAATGTAGCGCTGGATAGGAACATAGATAACCACTCCGTTAGAAAGATCAACAGACTTGATAACACACCCCTGTGGCGCAAAATATTCCCCATCAGAATGAGGCTGGATTGAGTGTTCGTCTCCGTAACGATAATCGTGGGGAAGTTTAGGAAGTGAATTTTTCGTCATGGGCAGCTTCTTAGATTGAAGGAATTTAAAAATCAATAGTGCATTAGCGCCCATGAATTAGATACAAACTTTTCATTGTTTACCGCTCTATTGTCTCGCTTTCAGATTTTTACTAAAGTGGCAGTATATATATCAATAAGTTAGACCTTCTCTGTATTACTTAGCACCCTTCTCTGTAATTTGCGAGCAATTGGCCAGCACTGATTTGTTGTGCGCCAGAATGTCGCGCTTGGTCTGCTTATCCAGCATATTGATATCGTAGTCGGTCAGGTAGATGATTCGTACCCAGTTGCAGGCCGTATCAACCACCACCGGGGCGGGTAAACTTTTCGCGCAGCTCCCGATCAACATCGTCATCAGGCATATGGCTAACTGTCTGCTGTACATTGCAGGCCTCTCTTGTGGCTTCCTCTTTCCGTTCAGACGCGGCGACGCTAGCAGCGGCTTTCTCTTCAGTACGCGTTTGTGCTGATTTGGCTTCTGCCTTGCTGGTACCGCGAGCATGGCCAATACCGAATGCACCAGCGATAGCACCCAGGATAAGGACCACCAGCTCAGCAATAATTTCAAAACTCATTGCTTCGGCTCCTTCTGTTTGTCGGCCTTATCTTTCAATGCCGGCTGCCGTACATATTGTGAGAGCACCGCCAGCACTACCAGCGCAGGGCTAATTAGTGCAACGATATTTGGCGGAAGGATGTTTTTGATATCCGGCGGCAGCATTGCCCAAGCATGAAGCGCGGCATCCGGGAATGACTGCGCCCATACACCGACCAGCGCGCCAGCAGTCCCCAGACGAACAGACCAAGTTCTAAGTAACAGGCGAGCATGTCCCACAAACTCAATCCGGGTATACTTTCTTAACAGCAACAACGTTAAAACAACCACCAGCGCAAGCAGAAAGAAGATAATTAGCTTCATAGGTTTACTCTCTCCTTCACCCACCCGAAGAGAAATTCTTCATTGGCTTCCCGCGCTTCCGCAAGTTCGAGATACCGTGCGCCCTGACTGCAGTTCAACCCTTTCTGTATCACCGTGACCCCTGCGCTACCCCGTACGGCTAGGTAACTGCGCAGCGCGGCGATCGTGATGTTCCCAATGACGCCATCCGGTTTCAGGTCGGGATATAGTTTGCCGCGTTGGTTCAGTGCCGTCAGCCAACGCTGAAGGAACGTTGTGGAAACACGCGGCCCCATGTTGACGCCGGTATCGCATAACTCTTCTGCGATTGATGGTGACAATTCGGCGATCTTGTCAAATTTGGGCTCCAGCCAATACTGCTGCATATAGATTTCTTTCGCAGTTTCCCGAGGGAGCTCTTTCATATCGCCTTTGTAACCGTATGCACGCGCTGTGTTCTGCGTGATACCCCAGCGAGTAGGGCCGCCTTTATCAGAGGGGTGATCGACATAACCACCCTCTTTGCCGAGGATACCCTCGATAATCTTGTCTGCTGTCATTGTGCTCTCACTCCGGTGATTCGCTCCCAGAAATACGTGAGCGCTACAGAACCCATAGTCCCACTGATACCGGCAGTGGCCAGAATCATGTAAATACTTAGGCCGCCTTCTATGCTGACAAGCCCACCGATGACACCGGTGAATCCTGAAACCACGATTTGCGCGAGAGCGTTAATCCAGCTCCAGGTAGCTTTGTTTTGCTTAACGTCAATCAGGTATCGGACAAGACCGCCCCAGCATGACAGAGCAAGGACAATCAGCCATGAGACTCCGGCAATGCTTTCTTTATCTTGCAT